CAGCGAGGCTATCCGCGCGGCATGCTCGCGGGGCTGCAGGCGCGGGAAGGGCATGGGCTAGCGGTAGACGGCGTGAGCGCCAGGGGCGCCGTTTACGGATTTCTCGTCATCGTCGGTCGGTAGCTCTTCGACCTCATCCTTGGCGTTGCGCACAGCTTCGAGACGAGTCTCCATCTCGTCTTTCTCGCGCTTCAGGATTTCGATCTCATCACGCACTTCGCCAGATGCGTCATTACTGCGCCAATCCACCACGTTGCCGAGTTGGCCTTGCTTGCGATCGATCATTCGATCGAGCTCTGCAATACGTCGCTCGATCTTCTGCTCCTCAGTGTAAAAGGCGGAAACAATGCGTTCCTTTGCCCAATACTTGATAATTTCCTTGCCCGCTTGGTAGACACCATGAGCCCCCACAATGACGGCGAACGCTCCCGTGAGCAGAGCGCCTTGGCCGATCATTTGCAGCACTTCGGGCCAATCCTTGTGCTCGGGCGCACCGGTTGCGGAGCCGCCGCCGGACCAGTCTCTGAGTGAGCCACGAAGTTTGCACTCCATACGTGCACTCATTTGCTTGCCTCGTGCACCACCGGCGGCGACCGGAACGATGGCCCCCCCAGGCTCTTCGCTGGCGGCTTCTTCTGCTTCAGCGCCGCATCCTGCCTCGCCTGGTCAGCCTCGGCTACATCGGTTGCCATGCTGAGCGGGATTTGGCCGGCGCTCGTATAGTGCTCGTCGCCGCCGTCAACCGGCTCGTAGCCCAGCGCGTCGCGCTTCTCGTTCAGCGAGAGCGTGGTTGACTTCTCGATGCGGTCCCATTGCTGGGCGCGCACCTCGGCAAGCGCGTCGAGCTCGTCGATGTTGGCCTCGATGGTGACACCCTTGCCGAGGGACTTCGCAAACCAGTGCTGGAACGCGCGCACCAGCATCCTCGCGAGCGGGATGACGGTCTCCTGATAGAACGCCTGCCGCGCCTCCTGGTAGTTCGAGTACGTATTATCGCCGGGGATGCCGAGCAGCATGGGGGGCACGCCCAGCGTAAACGCGATCTCGCGCGCGGCCTGGTTCTTGCCGTCGAGGGCCTGCATCTTCTCCTGATCGAGGCCCATCTGCAGCCAGCTGTACTTGCCACCATCAAGCACCATGCGCGAGCCGGTGCGGTCGTAGCCGCGCTCTTCGCCGCGAATGCGCGCGAGCAGCCGCTCGAAGTTGTCGGGATCGAGCGTCATGCCGCCGGCCTCGCTGCCCTCGAATACCAGCGCGCCGGAAGGCGAGCCCGAGTTCTGCAGCATGCCCAGCGTATGGCTGGAATAGTTGTTGTGCAGATCGATGGCCCAAGCGCAGGCATCGAGCGGCGACTGGCCATACCAGTCGTTGAGCGGGTTGAACGTCTTGAGATGCAGCAGCGGGCGGACCTGCTTGGCCGGGTCCACCTGGAAATCTCGCTCGGCGCCTCCGCAGCGATACTTGTAGGCCGCGGGAACGCCGGTCTCGTCGGGCACGACGGTAATGCGATCGGGGCGGTGCGCGTAGAGTTCCATGCGCTCCAGCATGTCCTCGTTGGTGCGCTCGCAATAGAGGTTGCCGGTGATCTTGTAGTGCGACACCAGCGCTGTGATGAGCGATTGCCAGTCCTGCTCCGGATTGGGCGACTGCATCAGGTCGAGGAACGGATGATCATCGATCTCGGTCTTGTCCTCGCCCTTGCCGGAATAGAGGCACCACGGGATCTGCGCGACGCTCTCCGCGATGATCTTCACGCAGGCATTGACGACGGGGTTCTGCTGGTAGCCTTCTTTCGCCAGCTTGGCGTAGTCGCGCTCGGGCCAGACGGCCTGGCCGACGACGAGGCGGGCGATCAGCGGGCCGACGACGCTGGCCTTGGCGCTCCACGCGGCTATAAGGCGCGCGAAGAAGCTGCGGCGCGGCGCAGAATGATGGTGCAGGGCGGGATAGGGGTACATTAGGCGTCGACCACGTCGCGCATTTCTGAGGTCACAATGCTGCAGGCGAGAACGATCCGACTCGCGAAGGATGCTATTTGTGGGTCTGCCATGCCTGTGACGGCCACCTCTGCGATGCGGCGCTGTATTTCATCCAGCATGCTCTGGATACCTTCGGCGCTCTCTCTTGCGCTGTCGCATCTTTCGTTCACCAGGTCGACATAGCGACGCATACTGAAATCGACCTGAACAACATCGCCCTTCGCGAGCATGCCACCATAATAGTCGTGCGCGCTCATCAGAACGTCCCCACAAGCCCGCCGCGCGAGCGGCCGGCGGTCAGCATCAGTTCGGTGATCGCCCACACCAGGGCGTCGACGCGGTCGGGCGAGTAGCCCATCGTATCCCGGTCCCAGTCGGTCGTGAAATCGGTCATCTGGTCTTCGAGCGCCTTGAACGTGCCGACGTGGTGACAGCGTCCTTGCTCGTACAAGCTCGACACTGGCTCCGCGCGGGTGACCTTGCCCTTGCTCGCGTGCACCAGCTTTACCGGTACCTCCGGCGCCTCGCCGCGGATGACGTGCCGGATCATCTCGCCGCCGTTGTTGGCCTCGGCGACAATCAGGCCCGCCCCGCAATCGTGGTAGAGCCGAAGCGCCTTCTGAGCCCACTGCTTAGGCGAGAGGCCACGCTCCGACGCATCGCCGAGAACATAGGCCTGAGTGTTCGGCCCGCGCCCGGCGGCGACGATGCCGCACTCGTCGGCGTCCTCACCGGAAGTGACGGGCGGATCGATGGCGACCACGATGCGGTCGAGCTTGGGAACCTGCGCGGGGTCATTGATGCGATGCTCGTCGAGGTTGGCGTAGGTCCACAGCGCGCCGGGCCTATCCTCCAGGATCTCGCCATAGAGTTCCTGCCGGCCGAGGCGGGTGCCTTCGTATTTGGTGCGGAGTTCGTCGAGTGCGTCGGCCGATAGGTTGGCCGCGTTGTCGTAGGTCGAGCCGCGCGTCACGCGCACCAGCGGCAGGCCATCCGCCGCTACGCGCTTGTCAGCGACGATGCTCCTGATGAGCTTCGCCGGCGTGGGCGTGGTCGTGATGAGTGTCTGTGGGTGCCGTCCCAAGCGCAGCGCAAAGCGCAGCATGTCCCAGGCGTCCTGCATGCGGCGCCACTTGGCGAGTTCGTCGCACCATGCCGCGGAAAACTGTGGACCGCGCAGACCGCCTGGCTTCTCGCCCGAGTACAGTTCGGCAAGCGACCCATTGGGCCACGTCACCGTGCCGCCGTTCTTCGAGGGCTCGAACACCGGCATGAACCACGGCTTGGCACACGCCAGAATGCCGGACTCGCCATCGACGCAGATCTTGCGGGCGTCGTCCATTGTGGCGCCGACAATCGCGATGCGCTCGCGCGAAGTCAGCTTGGCGCGCTCGTGGCACCACTCCGCGCCAACCCGCGTCTTGCCCCAGCCGCGGCCGCAAATCGCAACCCATAGGCGCCACATCCCGATCGGCGGGAGTTGTTCATCGCGTGCCCAGAAACTCCAGTCGTGCTGGAGCGCATCAAGCTGCGCCTCAGTGAGGCTTCCCAGAAATTGCCGCGCGACCTGCTCTCTCGTCGAAGGCGGCAAAGACGCGAGCGAACTGATCCGCAATCCCGCTGCGGACCTCATCGAGGTTGATGTCGAGCTTGGCGTCGAGGCTGATGTCGTGCTTGTCGCCATAGATCTTGGGCAGCGCCTTGCTCAGCAGCCACTTGCGCGTATCGATGCGCATCTTGGAGCGAGCGACCGCTTCGTCGTTCAGCGCGATGTAGGTTTGCCCGCCGCGCCCCTCGCGCTCGATCCAGTCGTTGCGGCCGTCGTCGGCGATCTCGATCAGTTCGTCGGCCATACTGTGGTAGCCGACCTCGCGCGCGCGCGCGTAGTGGTCCGCGAACGGGCCTTCGCCTTGCGTCCAGCGAAGCACGGTTGCCTTGCTGGGCATGCCGGGCTCGCTGCATACCTGCCGCAGCGTCCAGCCCTCAGCGAGCAACTCGCATATCCTCCGTTCGATGCGCTCGCGCGAGACCGTTCCGCGGCCCTTCTTCGGGCTGTTCGCGGCGCTCGGCTTGGCGGTCTTGGAACGGTTGGCCTTGGCCATGTCGGCAGGGGCAATGAAGAACGCGCCGCGGAGCTCCGGGCGCGTCTGTGCAATCTAGGTATTCGGACACATGGCGCAGATCCTTGCGTATGTCTATAGGATCCGCGTGCGTCATTTCGCGTGCCTGAAATGCTTCGCAAGCCGCCCGAGCAGCGTGTGCAGGAACCCGGTCGCGAATGGCGGCGTCTGCTTGGACTTGGCGCCATAGTACGCGGTGCGCTCCAGCGCGATTGCCTTGAGCGTCGGCATTGCCTCGCTGTCGATCACGACGCGCATCAGGATCTCTGCAGCCTGGATGTCCCACCGCTTCTCGCCCTCCTGGTCATGCACGCCGCAGGCCGCGAACATGGCGTCTTCGAGTTCGCGGCGATTGCGACCGCTCTGCCGTCCGCCAGCGTATGCGACATGGCCGCGGTCATCGACTCGGAACCCGGTTAGGCGCTGTCCCGCGCGGTCAGCCTTGGCAATGCCGGTGGCGCGCGAGCCGCCTTCGAGGTCGACGACGCCCTCGCTGCGGGGCCACTGTGCCACGATGAGATCGCGCAGATCGAGGCCAGCTCGCCACATGCCGCCGTCGATGGCGCCGTCGCGGTAGAGCTTGTCGAGGAACGTCAGCGCACGGTGCGGTGTGTATTCCGAACGGCTGGATACCTCGGGGGCGGTCTCGCGCAGCAGGTTCGGTGGAGCGGCGGATTTCATGCGCCTTTCCTCTTCACACGCACCTTCTTCGACCCGCCCAGCCGCTGCCGGCACGCCGCACTGGCATCGCGCGGAACGCGCTTGGGCTTGCCGTCCTTGCCGAGGCGGAAGCCCTTGAGCTGTACTGGTCGGCTCATGCCCGCACCGCCCTGTTGAGATCCCGCTTGGCGTTTGCCGCCCCGTAGCGATCGCTCGGGGTCCACGAGAACGACACGCGTACCGGTTGCCCCGTGGGTGCCGTGCCCCGGATCTGCGGATGCTTGCCGCGGTGGTGGACCACCGCATCGCGGATGCCGATCTCCTTGGCGTAGGCGACGAGCTCGCGGCTGTGCTTGCGGGTGCTCATCAGATCAGGCCCTTCTCCTTCGCGAGCCACTCGGGCAATGAGAGGTCCGCAATCACCGGACCATCGCTCAGGTCGATCTCGATCTCGCTGCGCGCCTGCGACTTCGGCAACCAGACTGCCTCATCGCGTTCGCCGGTGTCGGAGACTAGCCACGCGGATGCGGTCTCATGGTGCACCGTGACTGTGACGTCGATGTTCATCGCCACCCTCCCGGCAGGCCACTGGCGACGAGCGCCAGGGCCAGCCAAATTGCAATTGCGAACTGCAGGTGTGTCACGGTGCGCCCTTCGTTGCTCCGAGAACGGCCCACATCGATGCCGTCTGCATCTGCGTCTTGGCCACTGCCATCTCGCGGCCCGACATTGTGCCATCCAGGAGCACGGCGTCGCACTCGGAGATGAACGCCGCCGCGAGCGCTTTCAGGCGCGTCACGCGTTGGAGGCCACTCGGATTGAAGCTGAAGCGGATAGCCTCCTCCGCTTCAGTGCTGACCCCCACGATCTCCTTCGCCGCGCCGGATGGAGTATCGATATCGATCGTCACTGCGATGGTCATGGTGCCCTCACTTGCCGGCGCCGAAGCGGTAGCCAATCGAAACCCGCGCGGCGTATTGCGCGCTCTCGACACCGGCGTCGCCGCCGAGATCGACCCAGCGCCCCTCGGCGCGGGCGAACCATCCGTCCTTGAACAGCGCTTCGAGGCCGCCACCGAGGGTGAGACCGCGGCGGTCGCCCAGCTCGGGAACCGCGAATGCGCCATTCAGCTCGGTGTAGCCCGCGAGGCCGTAGGCCAGCAGGCTCGGGCTCAGCAGCACGCCGCCGCGGCCCCATACTGACCACTGCCGATCCCACGACGCGACGGCACTCTCGGCGCGTGTGAAATCGATATCAGCGCCGACACCGACCAGGAGGTTGGTGCCGGCGAACTGATGGTCCCATCCAACGGCGCCGCCGTAGGTGATGTCCTTCGTGGCGAAGCTCACGTCCTCAATGTCCGTGCTCTGCACGGCATAGCCGAGCGTCGCCGCCACCCATGGGCCCGACCAGCGCGCGGCGGTGGAACTCAGCGTCGTTTCGTCGGCCGCGATGGGCGCGGCCTTCTTGGAAATGCCCTCGGCATGCGCCTTGCCAATGAAGAGCGGCGCCGCAAGCAGCACAAGCAGCACGATACCCGCCGCATAGAGCAGTAGCACGAGCGGGTCTGTAGCGCGGCGCGGGGCCGCCTCTTGGTCGTCGTATTGGTCCGTCATCTGTGTTGTCCCTGTGTGGTGATGGTTGGACGCTACGGAACGCTTGATGAACGGTCTATCGGATCACGGCGCATGCGTGGTGGTTTCCGAGTCACGGTGCACGGGTCTCGAACTCGGAATAATTGTCCGGCTGCGCATGGAGCGGCCGGCGAGCCGCGGGCAGATCGAAG